GTGCAATAACCACAACGCCCAAAGGCGAACGAGCAAGTGGGGTTTTGACCCTTTACGGAGAGCCCTACAGGGGACTCAATCCTGCCCTAACTGCAAAGACGGAAATTGGGTTACCGGAACATCCAATACTTACCCCCATCGTCCTCGACCCAAAGCTCCGGATTCACTGTTGGCTCATCGTCCATCCAGACTAAGAACTCACCAGTTGTGGAAGTCGTGGCAATCGTAGGTTTTGCGGCTTTGTATAAATTACCTAGAATGTTGGCCACTTCGGCCAGCGTTCTGGTGCCAGTTATACTAGGCCCATAAAGCGTGCGACGGTACGAAACTTCCTTAGACTCGGTCCAAGACCAGCGCTTCAAAGTATTGCAGGGCTTGTATTGAGCATCTCTGAAATACAGAACGCCGGCTGGGCCAGGGCCTGTCCAAGTGGCGAGATCATGCGCCGGGGGGGGAGGAGCTGAGGTGGGATCGGGAGAAGGGGAGCGTGGAGGAGGGGGCGGTGGCGGAGTTCCGGGAATCAAAAATTTCCGGCACCACGCACTCGGATGGTGATGCGGCCGCTAATGCGGCCTACGTCTACGGCTGGCGTGCCGTTGACGTGGACGATGTAGCCGCCACTCGCTTTGTCGGCAAATTGCCAGTCAGCGTCTCCACCACACGACGTTGATCGCCGTGAAGACGCTGGCCTGAGCATCATGCCTGCACGCAGGAGCGTGTCGACATCGGTAGCGGGCTTGAGACTCGTCGTCGGGTGGCATAGAATGCCAACCGATGGATTCGCATCACTCGATCCTGGGGAAGCCAAAGGCTCCCAAGTGATAGTGGCCGAAACCAACCTCCATTCCTTGACTCCGGATAATTGCGCTTTAAGCGCAGGAAAGTTAGCTGCTTCAAACAGCTTACTCGCACTGGCTTTAATCGCCCCTCCAACTAAATGGAAGGTCCGCTGTTCGCCTTGCAGCGAAAGCAGCGGATCAGATCCGGATTGTTGACGACCCTGGCGCTTGCGCCGAGGGCGGGTCTGAGCTGGACCCTTCTTTTTCGCCATAATATTTTATTGCCCGCGCAACACGGGCGCTCACTGCCGGAAGCCAAAGAGACTCGTCGACAAGGTGGTGCAGGTGGCGAAAATCGCCACCGACCAGCTGCGACCACCAGTCCGGGTACTGGTTCGACGAGAGGGGGTGAGAGAAGAAACGGAACAACGTCTTGTAAACGTTCTCGGGAGCGGCCACGCCCCAAGATATCCATTGGTGTGAACAGAACGATATGCCCGTAAGAGCCGTATACGTCTTGACCTCCTTAACGGAATGTCCCATTTCCTCGAGCAGCCGCGTAACCCCCTGGATACGCGGCAGAACCGAATCGTCGCCCATGACAGCCGTCCACCGAATGTGCTTGAGGATCGTCTCGCGGGGTACCTTGAGCATGACCTTCGCAACAATGTCAATCAGAACACGCATGAAGCTGTTAGTTGACGATGTGTTGAAGGATCCGCTATTCTGGATCCCAGGAGTTGAGCCCTGCATCAATCGGCCGTCCGGAAGTATATACACTGAATTGGCAACGCAGTGGGCATTGACCTTGAGGAAGAAGTGGTGCTTCGTACCCCATGAGTCAGCCATTTCCGCGCGCCGATCAGCGTCTGCCATAAGCTCCCATGCCTGCACAGACCAGTCCCAAGCTTTCACGTCCGACGTCTCCAGCTCACCACATTCCCGTAGAGCTGCCTCGAAAAAGGTAGACAGGATTTCCAAGCCGTAGTCATCCAAAGAGACTCCGGGCTTCGAAGGGCACGATGCCCAGTTCCTGATTTCTGCCTTGTTCTGCAGATACGAAAGTACGCGAGTGAAGAGTTGGTCCGCTAGGCTCTCATTCGAGATGAGACGCAACTTGCCGGCCTCTATCTTGGCGAGCTTGTGAGGCTCATCCTTGACAAATAACCGAACTGGGTCACGTATCCCCGCTCGAACTAGTGCTGGTCCATCCATCTCGAAAACCGTTGCCTGATGTGTCACCGCCGCCTCAAAACGCTGAATAACGCTATAGCACAATTCGTGCCATTGCGTATCTATCACGCGTCCGTTGGTGGCTCCAGAGATGGACCAGGGGTAGCCGGGGTTGGCGTCGCGCTTGATGTCTTCTTTTTGCCCTTGGAGGGCGAACCAGATACAGCCTGCGCAAACGGTGCCGTCACGTCCCAGGAAATCCCAAGTACGACTAACATCTTCCGCTCGATGTGGGAGAGCGAGGTGCGCCTCGGACCGACCACAATCCCTTCGCCGGCAAGCAGCGCGACCCATTCCCTCGGGACTCGAGGTTTTGGGGTATGCGCCGGATTCGACAATGAGTTTTCGAGCCTCTTCAACGATTTGAGCATCGGGTTGGGTGCCGACTCGGTGCTCGTTGCCATGGCTTCTAAGAGACGCTTCAATCCCTGCACCGCTTCGGTCAGGCCATGCATATCCTCGGAGAGCGGGGACGGCTGCATAGTCGACGGGAGCGATGGGGGCGTGAGTGCCTCCGTGAGCGCCAGGGGGCCGGGGCCGAGCTGTTCCGCACTCTCGAAACGTACAGCTGTCTCCGACCTTGCCGGGGTGGTAGTCGCCGGTGGGAGTGGCATCATACCAGGTGGCGGTGTAGAGGGTGCCGGTGAGGCAGCGTCCGGCTGAACCCGTTGAAAATCCGACTCATACGTTCCCGTAAAGTCTTCGTATTCCCAACCGTCGTCGCCGACTTGCTCCGCCCAGCTACCTTGCATCGGCTCCCAGTCGAAGTCTCCCTCAACCGCGTCGTAGCCGCGTCCTCGGTATCGGATATTGCGATACACCATGCTGTCGCCGGGTGTATACGTGTAGTCCGCTACGCCAAACCGTTCTGCCTCCTCATCCATGAGCTCACGCGCGAAGGCCTTCTCTTTCGAGTCAGTCTCCGGCGTAGTTGCGAGCCAGTCTGTCGACAAAGCCCAGTTCTTCCCGTCGTCCCCTCGCACATGCACACCGACGACAAAGCCGTTGTACAAAACTGGGGCACCTGAGTACCCAGCCGTGGTGGAGCAACGATGGGCGAACCGGAGATCGCCAATCTTGACTATCGCACCGGTGTTGAACACCGGACCCATTGGCGAGTGCCCGTGGACGCGAACCGCGGAACCGCTGGAGGGAGTTCGCCCGATTTTCATGATCCCCGCTGAGAGAGCAGAGAACACCATTTCGGGCACCTCAATGACAACCATGTCGATCCCACGAGGATCGACAAGAACGCGCCAGTCACGAGAGAACTCGTATTGCACGTCACCGTTGCTGAGGAAGACTTCCTCACAGTCAGCCGCGTTCGAGAGAACGTGCTTTGCCGTGAGCAGACCGTGTTTGCCGTTTCGCCTGATGCGGGTTCCATACCCAAGAATGCGTCCGTCACTAGAGCGTAACGACAGCTGTCCCTTGGGCAAGGGACTCTTCACCGCCAATGATGTTGGGATCGTGGACTCCAGGACTTGCCCATGTACCTTGTCTTTGTTTCCAAACACAAGTTTGAGTGCGTCGCTGTCCGTAATCCGTACCTTCATCAACCCGCCAGCCGTGCGTACTTCGATGTAGCATCCCTGCTCATCAACGCGGAAATTGCCGTTGACTTCGAACGTCGTAGCAGCGAGCGTGCGCTGTAGCCGCGAGCGAATTCGTCGTTTCTGGACGATGACCGTGAAGGGAGTGATGCCGATGCCGAAGAGGTAGACCAAAGTCTTCGTTACGAAGACTACCAGAGAAAAACCGAGAGGCGCCAATGTCTTGCCGATGGTGATCAAGGCGCCCAATGCGCCGACCACCGCGAAAAACGTTGTGAGGGGGGTTTGAAGCCCCTCGAACTCCTGC